TACATCCACTATCACAGCAACACAGGCAACAGACGGTGATGCGTTCTCCTTCACTGCTACATACACTCAAGGTGATGCTGTTCCTTCTGCTGCTGTAACAACAGGAGATACACCAAACTTCTCCAATGTTACTGCTTATACAGCTGGAACTGCTGGATCACTGGCAGGCACCATTGACAATGCTCACACAATGTCACTGACAGCTGGTGGTGCTGGTACTGTTGGTACAGGACAATTTGTTACAGAAATCACTGTTATCGACTGATACATATAATCATGAAAAGATTACTTTTCGTGGCATTGTTGCTGGGATCTCCAAGTGCGATGGCGGTCCCAGTGGTCCCTAACTTTACACAGGGATCAATGACAAGCCACACAGAGACAACACAAAAAATCACAGAAACCATCAACTCGATGGACTATAGCACTGGATATCAATATTCATCTACAGGATCTGGTGTTGAACCAGTAAACGGAACCTTAAGTCCTACAACAGGTTCCTCAAATGTAACCATAAACGGAGTGAATTCGACATGGACAGGAGTAACGGAAACACCAAAATTCGTACAAACAACACCAGGAGCTGCGTTCCAGTTTACAGAAACTTATTCGGGACCAGGACTTCAGAATCACACAATCATTCAAAGAGAAACAGAAGTAACAAGTATAACCGACACTACAAGTATCTTCCAGCAGTAATTTCTTTACTCTTTACTCTCCCCGCAAATGCAGAAACTGTTGGTGGCGTCAGTGCTACCGCTTCTCCTGTTGCTAACTCTTCAGGGTCTGTTACTAACCAGGCAATCCAGGTCCTCCAGGGTCCGTATATTACGAATACATACGGGGCAGGGATCCAGTGTCAGGGTCCTACGTTAAATCTAACACCATATGTGACTGGTGCAGTATCTGCACAAAAACCATATGAACCTTTTTATATGGATCCAGTATATGATGTTACTGACAATTTCGGTGCTTTTGACGCAGATGGAAATCCTATGGGAGATGGTGTATTAGATAATCCTGGAGATATTATTTTCAGAAAAAGAACAAGAACAGGACAAAAAGATTCGTATAATTTATCATTAGGTTTTTCTGCTACATGGTCTCGACCATTAGATAAAAAATTACAAGATCAATGTAAAGAAGCAGCACAAACAAATATTGATTTGCAGAAACAACTCACTGCTAATAAGAGATTAGACTTTGAGATTGCTCGTCTCAAGAATTGTGGTCAACTTATGAAAGATGGTATCATGTTTCACCCCAAGAGCCCTTATTATAAAATATGTGCTGATGTAGTAGTAAGAGATAAAAATTATATTACCCCACATCGTCATACTATTCCTTCCCCTTCAACTTCCTCAAAGCGTGTGAGTACAAACGCTGCTGATCTTGGCGGTCCCTTACAGACAAAGTAGGAGATTTCTTTCCACGAATAGCAGCAATCTTTTTAATAATTTTCTTAACCGTTGGTTTGACTACTCGTAAGAGTAAATCTGCCAACGGTTTTGCCATAAGTGCTGATGTAGTTGCGACTACAGCAATTGATGCTGTTGTTGTTATAGCACCAGCATTGGGTATGTTACCAATGATTTGATCAGGAATAGAAAGTTTCTCTGTTACCATCAAACATTCTTTTCCTACCAATTCATATCCTGTAATTTTTTCATTACCTTTTAATATTTTCCCTACAGGATTTTTTAGTTCTTGTTCTCTTGTAGGGCAATCAATCTTTGCAGTGTTAATTGGTGGTGGTTTTACTTCTGGTGCTTTTGGTACTTCTGGTGCAGGTTTATCTGGTGATTCTGTTTTAGGAACAGGTGCTGGATTGGTTGGAACTAATCTTTCAGGTTCATATTGAATAGGATCAAATGAGGGTGTTTGTCCATCACAAAAAGTTTTTGTTCCTTTTGGATCATCATCTAATAAATTCTCATTCTTATCACTTTTCTCATGTGCTTCTACACAACCAGGAATATCAACAACAGGTAAACCAACTTCTAGAACTACAGGAGGTGCTGCTGGAACTAATGGAGCAGTTCCATCAAAAACAGTTCTGACTGGTGGAATATTTAATTCACGTATTCCAACATCAGATATCATAATATCTGTAGTTCTAATCTCAGGTATTTCCATTAGTCATTAAAAAAGTTCATAACAGCAGTCCAAGCAGAATGAAAAGCAACATAAAGAAAGAATTGATCTGATGCATCTTTCTTCATTCTCTTACGATAAGCAGATTGACCCATGATAACCTCCAAGGTTTTTATTATTTAACAAGACTCATACAATTTTAATTTTACAATTAACAATCGTTAATTACTTCACCAACTTGTGATCCTAATTCAGAACCTGCTTGTTGTCCTAGGAGCAGTGCCCAACCACCTGCTAACCATCCAACGTAGGGGATGCTAGAGACCGCTGGGACGACGAGACCAGCAGCAATACTAGTTCCTGCCATCGCACCTTGTGACCGTGCTCCAGCGTCCGCCACGATGCACTCGATGTCTTTTGCAGACTTTCCCTCTTCACCCTGCGTTGCGGCACCTCCCATATTGCGTGTGCCTTCCATTGTATATTCATCACGACGATATTCATTTCTCTTTTCACTAGATGATCCACCAAAGAATCCTTTCTTTGATTTATCAAGATCTAATCCTCTTTCTGAGGATAAAATCTTAGGATCATTTGCACGATATTCAATTTCATATCCCTCTTTACCAGCCCTAATTTTATATGATGAGTAAGGACCACGGGGAAGATTAAATGTAGGAGGTTGTTGAACTGGTTCTGGTTTCTCTTTGTTTATAACATAACCAAGTAATCCAATGTGTGAAACACCAATCAAAATACCCACTCCAAGTGCAATTCCTTTCATAGGAAACTTGCTCGATACTTGCTCGGTAGGAATATAATCTTCCTTTTCGTGGTTGAATACACTCATGATTTACTCCACTAAAGTACCGTATTGTCTACGAATTTCTCTAAGTTCTTCAAAGTTCTTCTGTTTTGTACCACCATCATATTCCCAGGCGTATCCTTCAGTAATCATTTGTTCGTTGAGCGACACCTCTCCATCCCCGATGTATAACCAGCCAAGTAAACGACCATACTTGCCGACGCCACCAACAAGTTCAGTCCTAATAACAAGGTCATCATCACCAGATATAGCACCTTCCAATTTCTCTTTGAGCCAGTTGGTTGCGTCGATTCCAAGTTCCTTTTCCTCCAAGTCTCTAGTGCGTTTTTCTGGAGTATCTACACCTGCAACTCTAACTCTTTCTTTTTTGTAAAGATCAAATCCTAGATCAATCGTGACATCAATTGTATCTCCATCAAGAACTCTGTTGATCTCCACTACTCGGAAGTTGTAACAACTCTTCCTGCTCGGTGGTGTCATTGCTCCCATCTTTCATCTCCCGAAATGCTAATCTCATTATTGTATATATGTAATATGAAACGCCAAAAAGGAGTATCATCAAACTAATGATGACACTCCATGTTGGATCGTTAACGTTATTCAATGGTCTAAGTAAAAGATTCATTTATTACAATCACTTTTTAGGTTCAATGGCAGATTGAACTGGTGGTTCTTCTCTCTTTGATGGTTTTGAATGACCGTTTCCATTTCCGTTTCCTCCATTTTTAGCAGGAGAAAGACCGAAAGCAGCTAACGATCCAGAGAACACTGATGCGATGAAGGTAGGGTCAAAATCAAGGATTTTCTGACCGTTTGGAAGTCTGACGTATGAGAACGTGAGAAGAGATGCGGACCAAATAAGTACAACAACTTTCACTAGATTACCGAGAACTTCACTTTTATCTTCACTCTGGTCCTTCTCTTCTACTTTTGATTCTTTGGATTTATCTCCAAGCATTACAGTAGAAGGTAAGGCACTTCTATTTATTTTTTATTGTTCTATACAAAGTAGTGTCATTCTATTTAAATCAGGACGACAAACAAAAAATTGTTTCTTGTTTATTTCAGTCAACCTAATAAAAGTTGCAGTTACGATTATAAACTGCATCAAAAGAACAGTAAGTTGGATTCTTTTGCGATGTTTAAATAACCACTTATTAATGGGATTTTTCATTTAATATATCCCTCTTCAACTAAGAACTTTCTGGTCAATGGTGTTGGTTCATATACTTCCCACATATTACCAGCAGCACATGCTTGTAGTGCTTTCAATGTCATTCCTTCAGTTTTACCTGCCCAAGTTGCTTCTGCTTCCCAAGGAACTGCTGCTTTGGGATAACTTCTTTCAGTCATTTCTCTCCAATAAGGAGGAACACTATCTTCGGGAAGAATAATAGCAACTAAAGAATTTTTAATAGTTCCTGCCATACAATCTTGTGCAGCGTGCCATCCTTCATGACGCATTACACTCATCAGTGTACTAGGTCTTCCCATAAATGATCTATTCAGGAAGAAATTATTTCCTACAGTATGATAAACACCTCTATGCATTGACGGAAAATACTTATCATCTGCTAAAAACACTTTAACTCCGACCTGATTGAGAGCAGAGAGCATGTTGTTGAATTCAACAGCAACAGAATAAAAATCATGAGTATTGGGATACTCACTAGAAATATCCAGAATACTAGTGATTTTTTTGACTCCATCTGTACATTCCCTCAATAACATACAACCCATTGCATCGTATGATTTGTATCCTTGAGTAATTTTATCATTAGCAACAGCAGGAGAACTAATTGAAACTATTGCTGCCAAAGTCATTAATAATTTTTTCATCAGAAAGGAAGTCCAGTAGCAGAGGGGAGTTGTGGAACAGCATCACCAGTCATCGTAGGAACTTCTGGAATGTCTGGCATTAATTCTTCCACAATCTTAGGAAGTGATTCTGCAATTTCCTTCACAATATTTTCTCTTGCCTCTTCAATTAAGGTATCTGTATTCTTATACAAATACCAAGCACCAGCTACGCTTGTGCCGGATACTAAAAATGATAATACTGCCATTACATTAATTATTTTTTGCATGATAATAAGCCTCATAATACTTTGTGATTCCATTGCAATTTATATTGCCTTGAGATACCCAGTCATGGGCACACTCATAAATGGACTGACAAGTGTATTTAGAAGTTCTAGATTTATCTAACTCTCCTCCATATTTTGAAAGAAGAATAGATAATGCTTGCTGCCTTATCTTGAGTTTGTCCTTACTGTATCTCCAATCTTTCATTGAAAGGTCTCCGATCCTCCAAGATTGCCTACATCATACCATGCCAGTGTGTGCTTTCTACTTTCTGTAGCAATTTGATACATCAACTGATGAATATTATCTGGTTCTTTACTTTGCACTGGTTCCAATGCAAGCCTTAGTTGTGTTTCTTTTTCCATATAATCACGATTAGCATCAGAAATTACTGCTGGTCCAAACCACGGATCATCTTTCAAATACTTAGGTGCAGGATAAGTCATGATAGTACAAATCTTTTTGTATAATTATATGAATATGTATCGCGTGGTCCACGAATTCCCCATCCTAACCAATAATATGCAGCAACCATGTATTGAGATACTGACCTACCATTACCTTCGAACTCAGGAAGATATTTTTGAAAGATGTCTTCGTTAATCATATAACGTGTCTGACATTTTAGGGTGCTAGGATCACATCCATACTTACTAGCAAACCTACCTAACCCCAAATAACGGTTCTCAGAGGTCCACTGAATGATCCCGTAACCACCCCGAAGGCAACGATCGTAAGGAACTCTAGCACCTCCCTCACATATATTGGCAATGAATTTACTTTCTTGTTTAATGTTACCCATGATTGTCGCAAGGGCATTTTTATCTGTGATTTTTGTACCACTTTGTAACTCTTTGAGAACGTATTGTTCTTCCGGTGTGCAGTCAGGGCAGGTCCATGTCTTTGGAGGTTCAACTGCTATCTCAACTACAGGGGAAGGTGGTGTTGGTTCTAACTCTACTGCAACTGGTTTATTATTCAACCAGTTGATTCCAGACGCTACAGGAATTGCTGCAAGCAGACCAAGACTAATCGTGTTTAAAATCATATTCCTCATAAAGGTAATCCAGATGCTAACATACAAAAAGGAGACCGTCAAGCCTCCTTTATATATGATTAGATTGGGTTATAAACAGGAGTCATTAGACCTCCATCTGGTCCATTGTCATCATCATCAACATCATTATTGAACATTGTGCCAAGCACAAATGCTGCAATTAGTGTTGCTGCAATAACTAACATATCACCATACACCAGGAATAATTTGCCCAGTAACTGCATATGCACCCATTGCGGCAATGATACCCAGCATTGCTGCTAAACCATTAATACGTTCTGCGTTTTCGTTCATGTCTGTTCTCCTAAAGTAAGATAAAAGTTTGTTTGGTCACTTGGCAAATTTTCATAGATTGAAGAATCGCCATATGTTTTATGATCTTTGTATCCAACCATCCTACCCTTCGTATTTTGAAGAGCAGGCATGAATACCATATAGAAAAATACACCGGGTGCTCCGATGAATACAACGGAGACAATCACATAATATGTAAGAAGTTCAATCATCAGAATCCGAAAACTCCAAAGAAAAATACACTACCACTAGTAGCATAAGAGATGATAGCAGCAACAAATCCAAGCATAGCAGTGCGTCCATTTAACTTCTCTGCTCTCTCAGCGTAGGTTTCATAACCATAACGCTCTGCGTCACTCTTGGAAATGTACATCTGTGGTTCACGGGCGAACAAATTTTGGCGTCCGCCATCTTCTGTTGTAACAGTCATTTACTTATTGTTGTAAATCTTTACATATTATATAGTAAAAAAAGGACCCTGTCAAGAGCCCGATTATATTCAAGTCACCACTCTTCATCAAATTTCAAATTCTCTTGATGCTCGGCATTTTTACTGCAGTATCCATGAACATCTTGCTCCATCTTAAGATGAGCAGCAGTGTGAACACCCTCAATGAGAATGAGAAACCCAAGAAAAGCAGCAGGGACTAACCATAGTTGTGAGGAACAGCAGGCAATACACCAACGTTTCCATTTAGGATTACATCCCTGCGGCATTTTAGACATATACGTTACCTAGAACTAGTAAGATAAAGCATAGGATTGTAAATAAAAACAATCCTATGCCCATTGAATAAACCCAAATGGGAATCAAAGTGAATCGACAGCAGCAAGGGACTTCTGACGAAGAGACTCAGGGAGGGGAACATAACCCAGTGAGTCAGACTTGCTTTGTGCTTCTTCACTCAGCATATAACGAAGTGCTGCTTTTACATCATCGGTCTTGTGACCAGGCTCAGCAAGGATCCAGGTCAGAGAAACGATGGGGAATGCGTTAGCACCAGCAGGATTAGCATCGGTTCCACGCAGTTTGCTGTCCAGTTTGATCTGTGACAGACCAGCAGCAGAGGTTTCTCCACTTGCCTTCACATAGTTACCAGCACGGTTTTGAATCGCAGCCTGTTGGAACTTATCACCAACAACATAACCATAGTTCAAATAACCGATAGCACCTACACGGGATTTGATAATACCAGCAACACCAGAGTTACCTTTGCCAGCAACTGTACCAGCAGCAGGCCATGCAACTGACTTACCACGTCCTACTTTGTGTGCCCAATAAGGCGAGAAAGCAGAAAGAGAGTTGGTGAAACCAGCGGTCGTGCCCGAACCATCAGAGCGAACAGCAACAGTGATAGGACCTGCAGCACAACCCAACTCCGACCAGTCACTAATACGTCCATAGAAGACCTTAGTGAGTTCGACTTGGGACAGTTTGAGGTCACATCCAGGTTTGTTGTATGCAACTGCAATTGCACCACCAGTCATAGGGATTTGTACCATAGGACGGGAGATACCAGCAAGTTTCTTATCAGAAACTGCCTTATCAGAAGCACCAAAGTCAGTAGTACCTGCCTTGTACTGGCGAACACCAGCACCAGATCCAACTGCCTGATAGTTAACTTCTTTGCCAGTCTTAGCAGCATAGTCCTTGAACCAACGCTGATAAAGTGGAGCAGGGAATGATGCACCAGCACCATTCAGTCTTTCTCCAGCAATTGCAGGAGTAGTAGCGGTGAGTGCCAGAGCACCCATTGCGAGAGCAGAGAGTTTCATTTGAATATCCTCGTCGTTTTTATCTTAAAAATCAGAACTTGTACTTAGTGCCGAGTTCAACTTTCCAGTCACGGGTGTCATCTTCTTGGAAGATGTTCTCGAACTTACCATAAGCACCAAACTTATCGGTAATCTTAACCTTTGTACCAACTTCGAGAGCAGTAAAGTTCTCTTGATCACCATCCTCTGGTGAAGTTACACCAAAACCACCTTCGATATAAGGCTTGAAGGCACCAATCTTGGTCTCATAACCAACCCGAGCCTGATGAACAGCCTTGCTGTAGTCCTCATCAGTACCTTTGAATTCATGCTTGGACTCAACATAGGGTCCTGCAAGGGCAGGAGTCGCCAGTGCAGTTGCCGAAACTGCCAGTGCGGCTAGAGCGATTGCTTTCATTTGTAATTCCTTTTGTAATGTTTACAGATTTGTCTTCATGACATATGAATTATAACATAATGTCTAATCCTTGTCACTAAGACACGATTAAGATTATCTAAACTCAGACAAACCCAATTATATAGAGTCTCTTAGTTTAAATTTAACCATAAAAAAAGGACCTCCTAACGGAGGTCCTGATTAGTTTATGATTGGGTTATCAGAAGTTGAACTTGGCACCCAATTTGCCACCATAACCATTGTCACCATCATCTTCAGGAGAAGTTGCGAAAGAAACTTCACCATACAGGGAGAGACGATCGGTAGCAGCAACAGAAGCACCTGCCTTGCCAGAGAAGACGGTCTCAGACTCAGCACCATCAGGGCTGACCAGAGTAGGACCTGCTTGGACATAGTAACCTACATCACCAGAAGCACCTTCGTAACCAATATGGAAATCGGTTGCTGTTCCAGAATAATCGGAACCAGTCCAACCAGAATTTGCTTCCACATTGACGTAGGGACCTGCAAAAGCAGCACCAGCGGACATGGAAAGAGCAGCAGTTGCTGCGAATACAGATTTAAACATTTTAGATACCTCGTTATTTACTTGCGGAATTTCACCCGCAGATGAAAGAAGACTCGACGTGTCTTCGTTTGTTACAACTGGCACTGTGCCAATTGCCTGATTATTTAGTAACCCTAGTCTTTAGGGGTTTCCGCCTCATAAGTTGGTGGTGGCGGTTGTTGTTGAGAAGGTTCAGTTACCCTGCCCAAATAGGGATCATAGTTCATCCATTCTCGAATGTCAATCGTAGCACCCATTTGTTGCCAGTAATTTGACTGTGCTTCAAAGTTTTTGACATGAAATACATCAACATGTTCAGGATGAATACTAGATCCCAACTCGGTTCTATACAATAACAAAGGGATAGCGTAAGAAACCCCAGCATTATAAATGAGATCATCAGCAACTGGACGTGGTTTGACACCATTATCCAATTTATACTTACCATCTCTACAGTGGAATCGCACTAACTTTTCTGCATAGTGTCTGTTGATAACATAACAAGCAGTAGAGAAATCATTCACAAATCTACGATGCAGTTTAACGTGAATGTCTCCAGTGCAGATAATTGAAATCTGCACCAAGTCCCAATCATAAGGGAAAAGACCATAAAAGTCAAGCCACGTAAAGTTCCAAAATCTAACCAAATCAAGACTACAATCATCTTCCATAATGACAGCATAGGGGCTATCAGAAGTTTCAAGATAATGCTTGAGTGCTTTCAAGTGAGATGTAGTGCAACCAATCTCTCCCCCAGACATCATGGAAGGATAACGACCCTTGATAATTTCACTGAGATCAGAATCCCGACCGTCATAAGCAGAGATACGTTCATAGTTCTCAACCTCCCAATACTCAAATTGGTTCTCCATATACTCACGCCTCTCTGGTTGACCATCGAGATTGAGATAATAGATAGGACCAATACCTTTAAGTTTAAATGCTGACTTGTTCTTATCCATTACAAATCTCCCAGTGATTACAGTATAAATCTTTGATGTTTAGATGTGCGTTATTAGGTCCAAACCAAGTCGATGGTGCAATGACTCTACCTTTATTTGCTAACCAAGCACCCCACCAGGAGAATGTAGAATTGGCAATAATAAAGTCACTGCACTGAGTCATCAAGTACAAGTCATGATGTGACCTACCTGTCTCAGACAGAAGGAACCTGTCTGGTTTGAATAGTTCTTGACTAGCAACCCAGAATGGGTCATCACTAAAAATAGCAACCTCTCTATCGGAATCAAACTTACTCAGTGCTTCTTCATAATAATCTAGACCAAGATTATGATGATTACCAGAGTTGATTAAAAAATCTCCTCTGCGAATATGAAGTGCAATAGGTTTTTCATCCAGAACCTCATCAACAATTGGTTGACACTCATCTCTGATTGATTTCTTGAAGGTGAAGTCCTTCCTAATTTCATCAGCAATGTGATCAAAGTATCTATCAGTCTGAAAATAACCAGCAAGACTTACACTGTCTGGACAGTTATTGAATAAGTTCTCATCAAATTCAAACCCAGACTCCTGTACTACCTGTGATTGTCTTGCGTTGAATGTAGGTACATTTAGGTCAAAACACTCAAATAGTTCAATACGAAGTCTGTTTCCAATACCATCATCAAAGACTTCACTATGGTTTGGAATACCATAGTCATAACCCTTATGTTTTGCAATGCCCTTTAGAGCAGCATACTGGAACATCTGGTTGCCCAGTTGTCCCATCTTACCAAGGTAGTCAAATGTAATCATCGTGTGAAGTATCGGTTGCTGTATTTTTTCCGTAGAATAGTCAGACCATTATTCCAAGGAAGTGTAGACCATTCCCAGAACTGTGGATTGAGTTCTGCCACAGCACGATATGGTCCTCCATTATCCCACTGTGCTCCTGCATTTGCAAGGTCACAGTGATAGAAAGGTTCAGTGTTTCCATACATCAAATCATGTAGAAGAATCACACTACCAGGTCCAACATATCTATCAAGATATTCAAGTTCCTGTTTTACATGCTCATAAGAATGCCAGTCGTCTACAAAGACAACATCCATTTTCTTATCAGCAGGCCACTTGCTCAAGAATTCTAACGCATCTTGCTTATGAAAGTGATGGTTATGTGCCAGTGGTGGAGTGTACACAGGGTCTTGAATATCAACAGACCATAGTTCACCGCAGTTCAATGTAGCAGCATCAAGGAGTGGTTTAGTTGTATTACCTTCTCTTACACCAAGTTCAACATAGGTCTTGCCCTTTGATGCAAGAGCAATAGCAAATAGTGTAATCAAGTGACGATCAGAATCTTTCTGACCTGTCATACATGTAGAAATAATATCGTCAATCATCCATATACTCCTTCTTCATTTCATCGAATACTTTTTTAATTCCGACATCAGGAGTGGTAGTTGGAACCCACCACTTGGTGATGTAAGTATCTGCTTGGTTCTTCTTATCCATCTGTACAGTATCCTTACCTTCACCAGGCAGAATCTCTACATCATACATTCCATGAATATGGAACTGCCCCTGAATGATAGCAGCAATCTCTTTGATAGTATTTGAATGGAAGGATGTGATGTGCAATGGATCATCAACACTAAAGTCATCATAGCATTCCATGACGGTCTCTAGTGCCTCACAGCAGTCCTCTGCATACAAGAATTGACGTTCTTCTGTGCCGTCAGTCAACATAGTGACTTTGGTCTCTTCAAACCCCTTACGGATAAGGTCAGTGATGACATGTGACTTCTCTGGATCTTTCTCTACACCATATACGTTCCAGAACTTGACGATGCGTCCATTCAATGCTTTGGTATACAGTTCACCCATCCTTTTAGTAACACCATAGGGAGAGTAACTCATATTACTCATCTGTGATGAAGCAAAGATAAATTTCTTATTGAAATCTTTCAGCACCTGAAAGACTTGTGCCATCATCTTTGTATTCTCTGCGATGAAATCATACGTATGCTGATACTTCTTCAGATACCTAGACCCACCAACAGCAAATGCAAGAAAGAATACAAAGTCACAATCAATAATCTTCTCTGTAAGATAAGCATTGTTAGGCATAGTAAGGTCATGCCAATGAGGGTCAATCACCTTATCAATAGCATGGACAGTATGCCCTTTCTTCTCCAGATACTCTGTTAGATAAGCACCAATCTGTCCTGCTGCACCAAGAACTGCAATTTTCATTTATACTTTTTCAAATAGGGTTGTCTAGAATAATATTCTTTCAGTTGATCTTTGTTCATTTTACTAAGTACATCCCACAATGCCATATTGGCTTGCATATGAGGATTACTAAACCAAGAGTTTTCACCCCTAGCATGTTCCAGATGGTAGATGTCACTATTGATCCTACCTACATTATAACCTAAGGTATTGTATCTGTAAAATCTTTCTTTATCTTCTGGGGCATATGCTTTGAAGTTTTCATTCTCCATGCCTCCCTCTATGTATACATCACGTCGGAAGAACTGTACCCAACCAAAGTCAGAATCATGTCTCTTTGACTTATCAATCAGATGCTGATAGTCATACGTTTCTAGAAACTTAGATACAGTATCATCATCAGCAAATACTCTGTACTGATACTGTCCTTGACCATATGGATAAACAACATCTGCCTGTCGATTCATAATCATATCATACGCTTCTTTGTATGATTCGATAGGTAAGATAGCATCGCAGTCATAGTTGACTACAATCTCAGTCTTTGAATTATAAATCATTTCATTCAGAACTTTCTGTCTATGAAACAGAGGTTCGTGACTCAATTCAAATATCACATTTACATCAAGAGGAACACTCAAAATGTCCTTGAGAATAGGAACAGCATCCCTTGTCCAAACATTCTGACTATCAACTTCTTTGATGATGATATTAGTCTTGAAGTTCTCTAAAAGGAATGCTGTCGTTGTGATTACATTACGAAGTCTATCAGGTGATTCAATTCTGATAGGAATGATGAAGGTTGCTTCACTCAGGTCAATCATGGTTGCTTCTTAATCCAATCTAGAATATTTACTTTAGGTTTCCAGGTTAGTTCTGCTTTTGCTTTACCAATATCAGCAAGGGTTTCTCTCATCTCACCAGGTCTACCAGAGAGATGAATCTGTTCTTCAGAAATAGAATCAGCAATCTCTTGAATGCTCCAGTTCTGACCATAACCAATGTTGTATACTTCACCCCAGTTATCAAGCTCTTCAAAACTAATAACGGCATTCGCATTGACTACATCAGATACATGAATGAAGTCACGACGTTGCTTACCATCACCAAAGATAGTCAAGGCATCACCCTCTGCTCTCATCTTCAAGAACTTACTCACAGCAGGAGCATATGTTCCTACGTGACGAGCACGTTCACCATACACATTGGTATATCTAAATGCTACGGTCTTCATACCATACAGATTATAGTATGCCTTGACTAGTTGTTCACCAGACAGTTTACCAATAGCATATGCGTTGAGAGGATCCTCACGCATTGTTTCATTGTTAGGAATAGGGTTGTTGTTACCATAGCAGGCAGATGTGGAAGAATAGATAAACTTCTCTACACCATGATGCCTAGCAGCTTCCAATACATTAGCAGTTCCCATCACCTGCGTAGACATAGTAGACAGTGGATCATCAATCGATGCCTGAACACTTGCCTTTGCAGCAAGATGATACACATTGTTTACTCCAGCAAAACAAGAAGCAATAGCATCATAGTCGCGAATATCAAAATAATAATTAGTCGCACCATCATTCCAATAGTATTCATCATGACCATCAGAACTTTCATTATCAATAACAACAACTTGATGACCAAGTTGTAAAAGTTTATCAACAATATGACTGCCGATAAAACCAGCACCACCAGTAACTAACGATTTCATAGTCTCTTAAAAATCCTCTCTCTAAATTCTTGCGGAACATTTGGGGGTTCAGGTACAATAACCTGTGGTTTACATTCACCTAACCACCAGGCAACCTCTGTAAATGTAGAAGCATACGTCCCTACAATAGTAGCACACTTAGATAAAATCAACAAGTCACAGAGTGCATCTGCATTTGTTTGAAAAGAATCTGTATGCCCAGACTCTGCCTGATGTGGATGATTGTATCTTTCTTGTGTATGAACAATAATCCTACTACCATATCTATCACGGAAGTCTTTGAGGACATCCTCATTATCACCACATAAGAAAATCTTCTTATCACTATCTAGTTGGTCAATAGCATCCTCAAATAATTTATTGTTATGCCATAGATTTCTGGAGCAGTACCAAGACCGAATATGCAATCCAATCACATTGCTCAAATCATTATGCTTATCATAGTCTCTTACATATTCTAATATCTCAGGATTGATCTTCAATCTTTTGATAGCATTAAGATACTTTTCTTTGAAATATTCTGGTGTCTCATCATAGAGCAAATCAATATGAGCATATTCTTTTAGATACTGCTGCTCATCTTCCTCAATATGGAACCTCCAGTTGTCGTAACTTGGAAGTGTTTTCTTCTCTTCGGCAGTAGCAACTTCAACAGAAGAGAATAAAAATGCATCGGGTTCTTTGAGTGTTCTGACTTCATCGTAACGTGTTAGACAAGACAGATATGTCTTCATTCTGTTTGCTAATCCAGGTTTTGCTAGATTGATTGCGACAGTCATGACTTGATAACCTCCCATTCTTCAGGTAAAAGATCTTGTGTACTGATGTGTGCTAAACCAGGACCGTACCAAGTATCAGGAGCAATCACTCTCTTCTCATTCTTATTCAGATATGCTCCCCACCAGGCAAAGGTACTGTTAGAGATAATGTAATCTGTACATTTTGAAATGAGACACAAATCGAAGTGAGACTTATCAACCGTTGTAGCAATATCATTGAAGATAAAGTTATCACCTTGAAATACTTTCTGCTTCTTGCAGAGTTCTAGATTGTTTGAACAGATAATATAAGGTCTATCTGACCCTAGCATTTGGATACCACGTTCAAAATATTCCCAGGGCAGATTGCGGTGATTATTACTACTGCCGGGATAATCGAAGTGGTCGTTGTATTCTCTTACAATAATTGCTACTGGTTTTTCTTTTAGAACGTCACCATATCGTTCCTCAACTTCCTCAAGTATCTCTTTCTTGAATCGGAAGTCCCACTTTAGAAGTCTCTGTGCGTGGTCAAAGTATTTATAACTTTGAAAATATCCATTCAAATGAATATGATTAGGACATTCATTATAAAGTTCTTCACAGAATTCATGAGAATCATGAAGTTCTACTTCACTACCTTCAATATATCCATACCTGTTACCACAGTGCAGCATCTCAAAGCACTTACTGAGTTCCTGATGTTCAGGAATACGGAAGTCAAATCCACGATTCTTAGCAATACCTACAAGAGCAGCATACTGAAAGAGTTGATTACCAATCCTTCCATTCCTACCCAAGTTATTCATTCCAATAGTCATAATTCAATCTCCTTATTTTGTTCGGCAAGAACTGTATCTGTAATGTCTCCCACATCTAGTGAGTAGAAGGTGTGCCATCCTCTAGCATTAGCAGCATACCAGTTGTTCAATGCCCCACGGGTCATCTTAATCTTCTTCCAGAATTCTCTGGATTGGATCTGGTAGTGGTTATTTAGAATCTCTGGATCATCGGGTCTTCCTACAAATGATAGATTGATTGTCTTTCCACCAGTCAGTATCTTGTGTATGTTGAATGATTGCACACCAAATCTAGTGTTTGCTATCTGCTTTGGTGCCCACAGATGAAACCATTCTGGTTCTTCTTGACCACCACCAGCACACCTAGAACGGTGAGTCATCCATACCTGGTCACCAAATTCAGCGCGACTAGTAAAATTCTGAACCAGACCACCAGCAGGATGATCAAGATGATCGTTGCTATTGAACCATACCCAATTCGTTTCGACCGTGCCATAGTTCTCATACTTGCGTAGAATTTCTTTTAGATCTACTGTCTTAGGACTATATAAGAACTCATCAAGATCAACTTGAGCGATCCATTGAGTTTCATTACAAATAGGAAGGAAGAACCTATTGTTCACGTCTGTCTGCCTACCAGTATATTTCTCTGTAATGTTGTTCTGGAACAGAGTAACAAAGCCCTCATCAATGAAAGGTTGTAAAATAGGCAGGTAGTCATCATCACTAAAGTCATTAACCAAATAGATGTGGTCAACACCATGATGTTTGTAGTGGAGCACCCACTCCTTTATATTCCAACTCTCATTCTTGAAAACTGATGCTACTGATAGGTAATGTTTCATAATGTGATACCGTGTTTCTTTCTACAATACTCAAACTCTTTCTCTATTTGTTCTGCTGATCTAGTTGAAATAATGTTGTCTGTGTTGTTGACTCTCTGGGATACAAGTATCTCATCAAGGAACACACACATACCATACTTACCCATCATACTATGATAGAAATCAATATCAAGTAGACCAAATGTACTAGCATCCCACCTCACATCCATATCTTTATTACGATATGAGATGACAGATGTACCACTCATAGTATTATTACCTCTTGCCTTGAGCATTCGATCATTCCATCGTGGATAGATTGGATGGTCAAATGTTTTTCCTTCATCTCTTGTATGATTAGTACCACAGACTAACCACATCTTATCAGAATTCATCAGAGCATCATAAGTCTTCTGTAATGCTTCATCTACATAAAAGAAATCATCCATATAGATGAGTTTGACTACCTCACCTGTACAGATTTCCATTGCCGCGTTAGTGTTAAGGGCAGCATTGCCTCTACCATTTTTGTTTCTGAAGTATACAATGTTCAGATCAAAGATATTATCAAAACAAAAATTCTGTATTTCATCATCTTTGCTTTGATCTGATACAACTACCTCAACATCTTTCAAGGTTTGATGTTGAATTGAATGAAACAATTCACTCAAATAACGAACACCCCTGCCATTGTATTCATAGCAAGGGATAGCAATAGACATTTTCATTTCAGGTCTCTACATAATGTGCTCTGAATCTATCGACAGCAGTGTTAGAAAGTTCTGTCAGATAGTATACTGCAAAACTCTTTCTTGCCTTACCTGGCGGACAACTAAGTTTATTAGGAACTCCATGCCAAGAGTTCTGTGTGGTATCGAAGAAGACTGCTCTATTGAACTTTGCTTCAATTGATTTGACACAGTGTCCAGGTTTGTTTTTCTCTGGATTATGTGACCAGAGTTCCAGATCACCACCCCAGGAAGATTCATATCCCTCTTCAAGATATAAAATCAGATTGATCTTCCTTTGAAGATTCATCTTAGGATGAATTGAATAGTCAAGGTGAACAGAAAGATTACCACCTTCTGTATGCATATGCCATCCACCACCGTGGAGACCGACATCAGGATACAATGGTTCGCACCCTGTCATTTTAGAGACTCTTTCGGTAAATTCAACCGACAAAAGGTTAAAGAATGTCTTATAGGTCAGAGGTGGGAACCTGTCCCACTTATTACAGATCTTCTTCTTAGCAATCCAACCATCATAACCAACCCATTCACTCTCATCATAGTTGAGAAACTGTTGACTGATGTCCTTCGCTACATTTAGGTCAAGGAAGTCATCAATGATCCAGTAATCAAATGGGTTGTTACCATGTTCTGTGACTTCAAGATTGAAGTTCAGTTTTTCCATACTTTCGCGCCTCCGTTTAGACCATCCTCAAGGATTTCAAAACGATAACCATGCTTGTCCAACCACTCACGAAATGCTTTTCTCTCATGATGATCATAGTCAGGTTCGTGACCGTGCCAATCATCAAATCGGAAATAGATTTCATCCCACTCACATTTATCAATGAACTTGAATGCTGATACTGTAGGTTCATAGATGTCCAGGTCAATATGAACAGCACCAATCTTGGTGATCTCATATTCAGATGGATCTTTCAGTTTATGAACATCTTCAATGATCAGAGTGATGTTTTCATTGTCCTTAATTCTATCAATCACACCCTGTACTGTTCCAGGAATCCAGGTGTACTGCGGATCACCTACACGGAACGCACCAGGAACCCAACCAGCATAGTCTGGTGTAGGTTGTTGAGTCTGTTCTAGTCCTTCAAAGTGATCGAAACCAAACACTCTACGGTCTGGATTCTCTTTTGCAATGGGTGCAATAGTTCCACCAGAGCATACACCAAACTCAAGAATATCTCCTTCGCCTGCTAGGTCTTTGATCTTCTTTGCATAGTCACGATGATCAAGTGTGTATGCTGCTGTATTGTTATCTGTTCTCTTTGTTCCAGGGAACACGTTATCCAATTCAACAAATGTTGGTGCTCTATAAACGAATGACATAGTATGTTTTCCTTGCGTTGTATTTATTCTACCGTTACACCAGGTGGTAGATTCCTGTGGTATCCAAATGGAATGATACCTTGATTTTCTGGAACTGGAGCTTCATAAGAAAAGTACTTTGCCAGTTCTAATGGAGCAATCTTACATCCCTGTGCTTCATAAATGTGTCTGTTATGAACACAGATATTGCCATCTTCATTTGTATTCTTTGATCCAAACATCTTGTAGAAGTCTGGTTTGTCAGCAACACGATATGGCACTTCAACTTTCGTAGGAACCTCCATTAGTTTTTTAGAACGTAGAGAGAATCCTCCATTACCAACCCTCACATGGTCACCAAATGGTGTTACATATGCCCTATCTCTATATTGCCAGGGAGCACCAATATAATCATATTCAAGGAACTCATCGGTCCAAGCAGAAGGGTTGATAATAAATCCATGATCTTGAACAATCAACCCAAACTCCATATTCACATGCTTGTACATATGATACAAGATGTATTCATTATATTCATCGATATTAGTTAATGGTCTGACCTGTTCCTCTACAATTATACCATCCTTCGCCAAACTGTCTTTGTACTTCTCAACATACTCAGCAGTCGTAACTAGTTTTACTTCACCAAAAGAAGCGACACCCATACAAGTATGGATGCCTTTGATAGTATCTTCAATACGATTTGTATTGTCAATGGCAAAACATGTAACTCTTGAAAGATCAAGCATACTTGCTAATAACCTCATCTACGTGTTTGAGCATATCATCGTTGATAGTAGGTGAGCAACCAAGGAAGAAGACCTTATTCAATACTTGGTTTGCTTCTGGATATTTAGAGGCATCATCAAGATCAACATATCCAGGATGAAGCAAGATGTTACCAGCAAAGTAGTTACGAGTCTGAACTTTGTTTGCTTCAAGGTGCTTGACCAGACCATGCTTTAGTTGTGGTGTATCACATACGATAGGCACACCAAACCAACTGGTTTCAGAGTCTTCTCTCTCAGTCACAACACGACAACCAGGAATAGTTTCAATCATCTTATGGATTGCTTCCTTGTTCTTACGGCGCAGTTGATGAATCTCATCAAACTTCAACAGTTGAACTGAACCAACAGCACCCTGGAGATCAAGTGGTTTCAGGTTATAACCCATCTGACCAAACACATACTTATGGTCAACGATATCATCATACCCTTCTAACCACTTATCAAATCGACGACCACAGACACCATTAGGAAGCAGGTTCTGTTGACCCACACAATAACATCCACGACCCCACCAGGCATAACTACGTGCTAGGTCTACAATCTCTTTGATGTTGGATGATACCATACCACCTTCAATGGTGCAGAGATGGTGTGCAGGGTAGAAAGAACACGATGCCGCAACAGCATGTTTGGTCAGATAATCACCCTTGTACTTACTACCAAGACTATCGCAGTTATCAGCAATCAGTTTGATACCTTTACGTTCACACAGGTCTACAATACGATCCATATCGTATGCATTACCCAGCACAGGAGAAGAGAACACTGCCCGTGTACGTTCAGTGATCTTTGCTTCTACCTGATCCATATCCCAGTTGAGATCATTCCAAGTGATATCAACAAAGACAGGTTTCAATCCATTCTGAACAATAGGTGCAATCGTAGTAGCAAAACCACATGCACAAACAATGATTTCATCACCATCTTCCCAACCAAAATACTTCTTCAGTGCTGCAACCATCACCAAGTTTGCTGATGAACCAGAGTTCACCATCACAGAGCTCTCAAAACCAAAGCGATTAGAGAACTCACGCTCAAACTTATTCACTTTCTCGCCAGAAGACAACCACTTACCCTTCATAATAGCGTAGATAAGTTCTTGTGCTTCTAGGTCATTCCAATATGGACCAGAGTAGTACACTGGTTTACCAGGTTTCCAGTCTTTATTCGCCATGAAAGGAAAGATGTTATCATCAGATTCCTTTGCGTCTTGAATAAACTTATCAATCAGTTGGTACATAGTTCTTTGATAATCGCTTCAGTTGGAATGGTTTGCTTGAACCCAAGGTTCTTTAGTTTAGTTGTATCATACCAAAAATCTTTTGCTTGTACAACTTTATGAAAGTCCGCAGCCTCTCTGCCGTATATATTGCCTTTAGAATCTAGAAATTCTTTAGCCAGTTTCATTATATCACCAATCTGTGTTGGTTGTCCACTACCAATATTGTAGATTTCATTGAGGTTTCCCTCTTCCATGACCAGATGAATAGCACGGCATACGTCACCAACGTGCATAATGTCTCTAATTGGTGTGCCGTTATCATACAAATAAATGTCTTGATCATTCTTCAGTTTATTGATCATGTATGTGATAGCATTCTTCTTACGGGATACATCACTTTCAACAACACCACCATTATGATCAATACCACCAACAACATTACATAGTCTCATGATACGATACTTACACCCAAAGGTATTGCAGAAAGAAATGATTAGATCTTCTGCTGCTTTCTTGGTAATTGAGTAGAAACCAGTAGGATTACAAGGTGATTCCTCTGTTGCAGGGAGTTTTGTTTTACCATATACGAACCAAGAACTCACAAAGTTAAACACAATGTCCTCTTTTTTGCAGTATTCAAGCACTTCACACAGCACTTTGAGGTTTGTTTCTACATCAAGAGTGATATTTGAATGAACATTATAGTTGTCTGTGGTAGAAATGAGATAGAGAATATCATTTGTTCTCGGAACTCTATTCTCTCTACCCTGCCTCACAACCTCATTATCGTACATACTACAAAAGGTGCTACCCACATAACCAGTCGCACCAAAAACACTATACATTGTTCCACTCCCTTTTACATTGGTCAGATGTGAATAGTTTACCACTCCTATCAATATATTTCCACCCATTCACGATACTATCTACACCTCTCCACCATCCATCTGATGTTTTATAGTCAAACCAGTGTTTTGGTGCAATAACATTGTTATCAAATGGACTAGTCCAGACAGGCCAGAAAGAAAAAGTAGAGGCAGACATGATAACGTTCTTCGCATTATGAAGGATTGAGTAGTCAATACCAATGTTTCCACCCTTATACTTGAAGAATCCAGTGCCTTGTTCGATAGTTTCCTGCTCTTTTAGTGTGGTTGCACCTACAACAGGTGCCCATGGGATGAACTTATTGGCATTTGCTGGGTCATCAGTCACCACTACAAACTTCATGTTTGGATTCATTTCAAGCATCCTATCCCTTGCATTTGCATAATATTCAGGGGGACACCACGATGCAGTGATCAAATATTCACCACCACGGAAGTGAATGACACAGATATCATCATCAGAATACTCTGTTACGTTCACATCGTGACTCAACCACTCACGAATATCATCTTTTCTGTCTTCAATATACCCCATACACTGAAACAATCCATCAATCTTGGTATTATCTGGGAGTTTATTCCACAGATTTTCATCAAATCTGATAGCAGTATGTCCACATTGAGGCATTGGTTCGTTAGGTTCTTGGTAATAATGAACCAACCCATCATGCAATGATGCTGGTGGTTGACCAGGACGGGGTGAGTGTCCACCAGTCACAGTCTTACCAAAGTTATACCCAATCATAAAGTTTCTGCCTCTGAAATACTGTGGAGTTGCTACACCCCACTCATATCCATACTTTTCAGCAAGAATTCGGAGTACAACCATGAACCACAGTTGGTTACCCAGTGCGGTCTTTGGATAAATTTCAGTTACAATCATATCAAATAATCCAATCGGCGTATTTTTCCTTGTTATTTACCACATATTCAGGAAATTCATCCTCTGTTACAGCAATTGTATGGAAAGAAATGTCTCTATTGAACAGGTCTTTGCCCTCTTTTACATTGCTTTCTACACTGTTGAGCACACGATCGTTGTTATGTTCAGTGTGAGAGAAAGATTTAATCTTACTCTTGATCATCTCTGCGCCACCACAGTAACTAAAGTGCCAACCACCACCATCAATCACAGGTCCAGTGATTTTAGACTTATCCTCTGTTGCTTCACGCAGTTTGTCTAAAGTTCTTGTCTTCAGATACTTATAAGTAGCAACTCTGGTTCCAAACCAGTTAGTAGTGAACAGATTATTCAGATAGTACATGTAAAAGTTCATCTGAAATGTAAAGTGTTCATCATCATTGATCCACTCAGACACACTTTCAATTGCTTCTGGGTTAGGAATCTCATCAACATCACTAGTGATGATAATATCTTCATCATTGAAACCAGGAAGAGTCAGAGGATAGTTTCTAGAATAGATCTCTCTGTCCCAAGACCTAGGAAGATTGGGTACTGTAATAAAGTGATGCTCAATCTTATCTTCCCACTGAGAAAACCTATCTTTGTTCTGTAGATAGACACTCTCCTTACTTGTACCAGAGAAAGTAGTGTCACCTTCAATAATAATAAACTTATCTACGACTTCACCAAGAATATTGAGTCGCAGTTCAAGCATTTCAACTTCATTGTTGAAAATAAAGCAGTCGTAAATCATTAGATAGATGCGGCAATTTGTTCAGAAATCCAGGTGTATGTCTTACGAATACCTTCCTCAAGTGATTGAGAATAATCCCAATTAAGTTTCTCGCGAATCAAATCATTATTTGAGTTGCGTCCACGAACACCAAGAGGACCATCAATATGAATTTTCTCTACCCACTTATCAGCAACACGACCTGCAGTATGTACCAGTTCATTGATAGTAACCATCTCTTCTGAACCGATGTTCACAGGACCCATGAAGTCACTGTCCATCAGTCTACGGGTTGCTTCAATACATTCATCGATGTACAGGAAGGATCTTGTTTGTTCTCCATCACCCCACACCTCAATAGCACCACCCTGTTCTGGGAGGTAAGCGATCTTGCGGCAGATTGCTGCTGGTGCTTTCTCTCTACCCCCTTGCCAGGTTCCTTCTGGTCCGAATATATTGTGGTATCTAGCCACGCGAACAGGAATACCATGATTACGATTGTAAGCAAAGTATAACCTTTCCGAAAATAGTTTTTCCCAACCATATTCTGAATCTGGGTCTGCGGGGTATGCGGATTCTTCACGGCAATCAGGGTTATCAGGATCTAGTTGATTGTGCTCTGGATACATGCAAGCAGATCCAGAATAGAAAATCTTTGTTTTATTGCCAACTTTTTCATTAAACTTACGCTGCTCCTCAAGCACGTTCAAGTTGATGGATACAGAATTGTGCATAATATCTGCATCGTTCTCGCCAGTAAAAACGAATCCAGCACCACCCATATCAGCAGCAAACTGATAGATTTCATCAAAGGGAAGTAGATAGCGTTCTGGTACAGAGTTGTAGAAGTTACCTTGATATCCTTTGAACTGAATACACCGACGAACAAAAGTCACATCACGAAGGTCGCCAGTAATAAATTCATGTGCCTGTGTAGAAGAAAACTCAGGTGTCTTCAGGTCAACACCACGCACCCAGTATCCTTCTTCACGTAGTCGTTTGACCATGTGACTTCCAATAAACCCACCAGCACCAAGAACAAGTGCTGTTTTCTTGTATTCACTCATTAGTTCCAATACATGTTATTATTATATATTATAGCAAAAAAGGGATGGTTATACAACCACCCCTGAAAGGTCACTTCATGCACGCCACTTGCTCTTTTTACCTGAAGCAAGAAACAGGGCGGGAGTATAAACCCCATCCGCACCACTTGCTCTTAGGTAAAGCAAGAAACCTCAAACAGGAAGGCGACGTTTTCCATCATCTGCCTTAGGACATTGTTCTTGAACTGAAGGCATAGTATTTAAAATTTCGATAAGTTTATCGACTTTTGTTTCGAGTGCTGCAAGTTTATCACTATCTGCGCCAGCGCCAGAACCACCTTCACACTGTTCGTGTGCTTTTGCTTCCAGTGCCTGCAAACGTGCTTCAACTTCAACATCATACTTAGACATCGCTGCGCCACTTGCGGATTTTGCCGCCGTTCCTCTTGTTGCCATTTTACTCTTATAAACTCTATGTTTTTATTTAGTTTTTGAGGGTCTTTATGACTCCACCACCTAGTTTTGAAAGAACTAGGAAACTTAGGGGGTATCCCGACCAGTGCTGTTATAGTCCATCCGTGACTTTATGAGATCTAATCTAGCTCTCACGTAATTTTCTGGTTCCCTTTGCCAAATGCCATAACTGATATTCATCAGGGTAGATACAGTCTTTTGTCCGTGATACTTTTTTTGATTTTTGAATTTTTCGTAAGCATCTTCAAACAAAAGTAATGCATCAGAGACAGTCATCCAAGGATGAACAAATGTCAAGTTAATGGCATCTTTCTCAAACATTAAGAGACTCGGGTTACCGTGTCTTTTATATAGCAAGGAACACCATCAGGATCTAACCATTTAGCATATTCATGGTCTTCAATTGCAAGAAGCATTTGATCCCCATTATCAAACAAATAAACATCAGAGTATTTTCTAGTATACTCATTTGCTTTTTGCATACGGAAATCCGGGTTTCCGTTCAATTGAATATGACCTCTTTGAACAAAACGATATGGAAACCGTTCATGAACAATAATGGTTTTTGTTGATGCAACAGATTTAGGATCTAAATCGTTCATGCTACTTCCACAGTTTCAAGATCAATAGCAATTTGCTCCATCAAAATATCATAATCATCAAGAGGATCGCCAGAAAATACAATACCTTCGTTTTCGTAATAACGGCGAACCTTTTTGAGAAGTTTCGGATTCTTCACATCCAGGAAGAACTCACCATTTACAGCACCACGAAGGGTTTGAATGTCTTTCTTGAACTTGCTAATCAGTGTCATTGTCTCGTTTGTTGACCTTAGTATTATAAGGGATTGACGGCAAACCGTCAAGTGGGGGTCGCGAGGATCGAACTCGCCTTAGCCAAATTATGAGTTTGGTGCATTCACCAGATTGCTAGACCCCCTGGTAGGACTGCTGGGAGTTGAACCCAGGTCACACCGTTATAAGCAGTGGGCATTGACCGTTATGCGACAGTCCCTTGAACTGCCTTCCAATCAGCATCAAAGATTTCCAAACCTTTATCAGTAAGAATGTGATCATACATTTGATCAAAAACCTTTGGGGGCATAGTACAGATCTCTGCACCATTGTACCAAGAACGAATTGCTCTTTGTACACTTCTGATTGAAGCAGCAAGCACCTGAGTCGGAACTCCATGTATTCGATACAGTTCCGAAATAGATCTTACCACTTCCAAACCAGCAACAGATTGATCATCCAGTCGTCCTACAAAAGGCGAAACATATGTAGCACCTGCCTTTGCTGCTAGAACTGCTTGTGCGGCACAGAAGATCAGGGTTACATTAGTACGGACCTTCTCCTTTGTCAATTCCTTACATACCATCAAACCTTCCTTGGTCATAGGCAGTTTAATTGTTGCAACACTACCAAACTTATCTACAAGACGAAGTCCTTCATCCAGCATAACTTGTGCGTCACCAACAACTTCCATGCTGATGTCCTGCACACCCATATCTTTAATCTCCTGGTAAACCGCTTCTGGGTCTCTACCAGACTTACGAATCAATGAGGGGTTAGTAGTAACCCCATCAATCAATCCTGTATCAAAACGGTCTCTAATGATTTCTGTATCTGCGGTATCAAGAAAAATTTTCATTGTGCTTCGTTGTTCAATTCAGTGTAAAGTTTAGTAATTTCTTCATTAGCAGGAACCATAACTGCTTTGTTCCCGTCTTCACCTATTATACCGATGGTCTCACCATTTTCAACCCTACCTAATAGGTCATCAAAGTTTTCTTCCCAGTGTTCCACTGAATAAAATTCCATAGTTGCATTATGTATATGAATATTATACCATAAAAATCAAGGAGTGTCAGTGACGAAAGTCGGGGCGACACGATTTGAACGTGCGACCACTGAACTACGCCCCGTCAAAATCTACTTACCAAAGAAATCACCCCATGCGAATAAAACGCTAGAAGGATAATTCCAAGGATGGCACTTATGATTGCAGCAGTTTTATTGTGTTTGTCAATTGCTTTATCAATCATTTTTTGACATTGTTCTTCAGTGATATAGTGCTCAGGTTTAATTTTGTTCATCCTGTGAGACATTTGGCAAATTACTCATCGGGTCCGGCAACCCTCTTATTATAGCACATGCTCGCTTATAAAAGTAGTTGTCCGTTGTTCCGTTTTCCTCAAACTTGTCTTTGATTTTTTTCCAGTTTTGTAATTCATCAGGGTGCATAATAGTAGAAGAATTGTCTACAATACTATTTACTGTAGCAACTTGCTACAGTGCTGTCAAGTATGTGTTCATTCTCTAACGGAGAGAACAGGAATCGAACCTGCGAAAGTGTTACCTCCAGCCGCTTTCAAGGCGGTGTCCTCGACCAACCGGACTCTCTCCCTATCGGACTTCAAAGTCCAATCGCTTTACCTTACGTCTACGTCTTTCTTCTTGGTATACAAGTTCTTCTCTAGAAAAATGACTATTAATTTTTCTTTCTACATTATTAGTAACCATAACAACCTTCTCAAGGTCCTTGGCACCAACTTTATTTTCGATCAAAGTCATCTGGTTTGGACATCCACAAACCTGCAACTTACTTGTGCTAGTCAATTCTGTTTTACACTCTTTGCATCTTACTGTAATCATTTTAGTACCTATGGTAAATTGATAATGGGTGAAGAGGGGATCGAACCCCCGACCAATAGAATGTAAATCTACTGCGCTACCGCTGCGCCATTCACCCTGAATTTTGGATGAGATCTATTTTGGTATCTCCCACCCTTACTTTTTTGAGGTGCTTGAGTTTTACAAGCGTGACAATTAGGACAAAGAACTTGCAAATTGTCAGGAGAATGATTGTATGGGTCGTCATCTATATGATCGATTTCCAAAGGAACTCTACCAGTATGAATGTTAGTGCCCGTCCAACCACACTTAGAACACTTGTAATCGGCTTCCTCCAAAAGATGGTTTCTTACATACTGTGATAAGTGATAAGAAGATCCACCTGAAACTAAACCCTGCTTCCATTCAGTAATGAACTGTTTTCTCTTATGCTCTTGCTGGC